ATCGGCGATATCAATGCTTATAATCGTGCGATTGCACAACGCCGTGGTGAGCAGGTTCGCTCTACTACTGGAAACTATCAAGTTAATCCTTACTGGTGTGAGGAACATGCTGTTGATCCTGTTATCAAACGTTTCTTTGGTGACTTACTTGCAGCAATCAAATCAACTGGTTATTATAACAATAGTAATTCACAGATTGATTACTTTGATCATGATTTCTATATTGATATCAACTGTGGCAAATGGGATAAACCATATAACTATNGCAATGAAATGAAAGAAGCCGCCTAATGAATACTCCAATCACTAAAAGTTTCCGAATGGAAGTGCAAAACTTTGCCCGGCAGTTAATCAATTCTGGCAAAGATGTTGAAACAGTATATGACAAAGTAAGAGAACGATATGGCGATCTTGCTATACAACTTGTTGCAGACTGTTATTTTGAATTATCTAGGGTTTAATAATGAATATTGAAAAACTACGAAACGAAGTCAAAAAAGGCTATCCTATTTTTGTTGTATACACATCTGACACAAAAGAATTGGTCGATTGGTATCCATATGGCGAAAAAATGGCACGTTCATCAGCAGAAGCACGGAATAATAAAGTTGGNCCCGAAACACATACATATGGTTCTTGGCAAGATTATACAATTTCCTATAATAATTATCAACGGCATTTAGCCGATTTGGCAGAACCTTGGAGACATCGGTAAATGGATGCTTGACATTATATGCGAATCAGTTTATAACTAAGTTAGTAATCACAAAGAGGAAATGTAAATGTCAGTAGTTCAAATAACAAACGGGTTTTATCGCAATGAAGAAGTAACAGGTATTTTTCCTGTAGTTTCTGAAATGAAACAAGCAAAAGATGGCACAAATTTCATAACAGTTGATGCTAGTGAAACAGAATTTAATCGTGAAAAAATGCGAGTAAAAGTGCAGCCGGAAAACGTTGAGATTGTATCATTTCATCGGGAGACTGACGTTGAGGTTATGGATCGCATTGCAGAACGTTTCTCTATATTGGATGAAATGACTGAGGCAACGTGTGATGGTATTGTGCGTGGTATGGTCGTTTCAGGACCTCCTGGGATCGGTAAAACATATGGCGTTGAACAGATACTTGAGAAAGATTCATTGTTTGATGTGATGGCAGATAATCCGCTTCGTCATACATTCGTCAAAGGTACAATGTCACCNATTGGTCTGTATGCAATGCTTTACAAGTATTCAGATGCAAAGAACATTGTAGTTCTTGACGATTGTGATAGTATTCTGTTTGACGAAAATGCTCTAAACATTCTTAAAGCAGCACTTGATAGTGGTAAGAAGCGTTATATCTCTTGGAATTCAGACTCACATTTCTTACGCCGTGAAGGTGTTCCTGATCGTTTTGAGTTCAAAGGTTCTGTAATCTTTATTACNAACTTGAAATTCGATAATGTACGTTCAACAAAAATCAAAGATCACCTCGAGGCTATCATGTCACGTTGTCACTATCTTGATTTGACTATGGATACAACACGTGAGAAAATCTTGCGTATCAAACAGATTGCACGTGATGGTGGGCTGTTCGATCAGAAAGGTTTAACTAAAGAACAAGAGGTTGATATTGTAACATTCCTAGAAGACAATCAAGCAAAAATGCGTGAAATCTCACTTCGCATGGCGCAGAAGTTGGCTGACTTGTGTAAGTTAAGTCCTGCACGTTGGAAGCGTTTAGCAGAAACAACTTGTATGAAGCGTGTGTAATCTACTATATATTTTTATAAACAGGCATCCCAGGGTGTCTGTTTTTTCTTGACTTGAATCGATAAAAGTGTTATTATATTATTATGAAAAAATGTACAATCTTAATCAAAGACGAAGTGAATGTAAAGTTAGAAGGACTTGATCCTGCAACACGCCGTAAGTGCAGTGATGCGTTAAAGTTTTTCTTGCCACATGCATACCATATGCCTGCTTATAAATTGGGACGATGGGACGGAACGGTTAGATTTTGTGATGTAGGTGGAAGAACTTATCTAAATTTATTAGATGATCTTTTGCCTATAATTATGAGTTCTGGATATGAGATTGACATTGATGATAGGCGTGAACATACTACGCTAGAATTTGATACAATTGATGATAAATTTTGGGGCGATACATGTTGGCCCGAAGGACATCCAGCAGAAGGTGAACATATTCGCCTNCGTGATTATCAGGTTGACGTTGTTAATAAGTTTTTAGAAGCACCACAGGCTCTACAGGAGATTGCTACAGGTGCTGGGAAAACTATTATGACTGCCACTATGTCTAAATTAGTAGAAAAGTATGGGCGTTCAATTGTTATTGTACCAAATAAGGACTTGGTACGGCAGACCGAAGAAGACTATCTAAATTGTGGGTTAGATGCTGGTGTTTACTTCGGTGATAGGAAAGATATTGGAAAAANCCACACCATCTGTACATGGCAATCCCTCAATTCCTTGCTAAAGAAAACCAAAAAGGGCGAAGACAACATCATGGACTTTATCGAAGATGTGTGTTGTGTAATAGTAGACGAGGTGCATCAAGCAAAGGCTGATGTACTAAAAGATTTGTTAACAAGTGTATTTGCAAGTGTTCCGTTACGTTGGGGATTAACAGGGACTATTCCCAAGTCGGATCATGAGTTTGCTACCATACGTGCCAGTTTGGGAGATATTGTCAATNGACTAGCAGCAAAAGAGTTACAAGATATTGGAGTATTATCTAATTGTCATGTGAATGTTGTTCAAACTCAAGAAACACAGTCATATACTGATTATCAAAGTGAACTTAAATTTTTATTAGAGGATAAAAAACGACAAGAATACTTAGCCAACTTAATTAAAGAAATATCACAAACAGGAAATACACTAGTTTTAACTGGGCGTATTAATTCAGGACAAGCGTTACAAGAGCTAATTCCAGATGCAGATTTTGTACAAGGTTCTATGAAATCTGATGATAGGAAAACAGCATATAAGGAAATAAATGAAGCTACCAATTCAATCACTATTGCTACTTATGGTGTTGCCGCCGTTGGTATTAACATCCCTCGCATATTCAACTTGGTTCTTTTGGAGCCTGGCAAGTCTTTTGTGCGGGTTATTCAGTCTATCGGTCGTGGTGTCCGTGTGGCAAAAGATAAAGACTTTGTTCAAATCTGGGACATCACAAGTAGATGTAAATTCTCAAAACGACATCTAACCGAAAGGAAGAAATTCTATAAAGATGCTGAATATCCATTTAGCATAGAAAAGGTAAAATATTAATGAAAATACTAACACCAGAAAATCGCTGTTTTGAAATGAACAGCCTNCCCGAGGAAATAGAAGATATTCGATATTGTGTAATGGATGTAACAGATAAAGCAGATCCGGATTTTTATTTTATTCCTTTAGTTTTTATTGAAACGTTTGAAGCACCTAGTATATCAATGACAATCGGTGATTATAAAATTGAAATGCCAATTGATTGGAATATTCTAATTGGACATAGAGATATAGGAGATTTAGAATTTGTCCCATTAACAAGTATTAATGAACGTAGTTTTGATACAATTTTAACTAATCCATTAGCTGGATTTACAATGGATTGGCAACCAATAAAAATTAACAACGTATTTGCAGATGTAAAATGGTTCTTTCCTAAACTAAAATATGGACATATTCTTGCTATCCCATTAGAATACGGTGATAAACCCAAGTGTGCTTATTTTGTAAAAGACCTCAATCGCATTCCGGATGTATTAAGTAGTTATGATTTCTTTTAATACATTACATCGTGTATTAATAGTTAATTATAGCCACACGAAAAATGCAGTCAAATGGTGCGAACAATCATTGAAATCAACAGAGTGGAGCGTAGAATATTTTGATAATAATGACTGTTTTTACTTTACATCCAAAAGGATTTGTAGTATGTTTATATTTGTAAACGGTGGCAAATACATTGCACCGCCAAGAGGAGCAGATAATGGCTGATAAACTTCCACTAAATGATGTTCTTAATGCTATAGATCGCCGTGATTATGATTGGTATTCACGATTATCAAGTGATGATAAGAAGCAATGGAGTAGTTGGCTATTTTTGCGTTATGCTAGTAGCGTTAAAGGTTCTGGTGCTGAGGAAGCAATACTTGCAACTAATGATTTTGTAAATAAACATTATGTAGATTTATATAAACANGATGAACTAATATGGAAGTTAATGTGTCTGACTGGCACTGGTAAGAAGCAATACCANGAATGGATTAAACCTCCAAATTCTACCAAAAAGAAGGATAAGATATCTGAGTTTCTTAGTGAAACATATCCACATATGAAAGCAGATGAAATTGAATTATGTCGTGCTATAAACTCAGATTCAGATATAAAACGTGTAGCAGTTGATATGGGAATAGATGATAAATCCATAGATGAAATTTTCGGTAAGAAGAAAAGGAAAAAGAAATGAAGTGGTTTCATATTGAAAACAAACAAAAATGGGGAATTAGTGAAATACAGTATTTTATTAATAAAGAAACTAATACTGGATTAAAAATTGATACTAATTGGAAATGGGGTTCATTTGATATTGGTCACCATACTCATATTGAAGAAACAAATGAAACTACAAATTTATACGTGGAGTTTGATGAACCAATGGTTAATGCGTTGAATAGTGGCACAGATGAACTTAGTTTTTATAATTTAAAAACTGGCGAAGAGTATGATGCAAGAGACTATCAAGAGTTTATAAATAATTATTATGATGAAGGCATCAACTATATATATGAAAATGGATTCGATGATGGTGATGACCCTGAGTTTTGGCTTGAAGGTGGCTTTACTGTAGAAGAGACTGAATGTCCTTATGAGTTTTGAATGTCAATATTGTAAAAAGTCCTTTAAAAAGGAAAAGACTCTCTCAGTTCATC